GTTTGACTTTGAATTTGATTTGTCTTGGACTTATAGGCACACCACTGCTGTAAATTGTAAAGGCCTGTAAATTGTCCAAATCTTTAACAAATCTAGTGTTTCTTGGATTGTTTGGTGGAGTTGTTGATGGTGCCCATCCTGCTGTAACATCTTCACTGTAGTCTCTAGGATTATCAGTGCTGACTGCTGTGTTAACATCTAACAGTAATCTTGTTCTTTTGGTACTGACTTCACCACTGCTGTATCTTACTCTAGCAATTAATGAATATGGTGTTGCACTTTTAAACAAACCTTCAAATTTTTGACTAATTTGTAGTCCACTTCCAGGGCGATCAGTGTTTAATTTGGTTTGGTAATAGCCTGTATCTGTGGCAGCACCACGAATGTACCAAAAATCTACGCCGCCATAATTGGGATTTTGTGGTTGATTGAAAAATACAGTGGCAGTGACCATACCACCATTGACCACATATTCTACTCGTGTAATATCAATTGCATCATTTAATGGTGCAGGTTGTGTGACTACTGGTAAAGGTGGTTGCGTAATTGATCCTGAATAGGTAGTAACGCTATAACTGTGAACGCCGCTTTGGCTTCCACTGGTTGCTACCGCAGTAGTGCCACCTGGTGTTAGACTAACAGTAAATGTATTGGCAGTTAAATTATTGGCCATTACATAATATTTTGTTGTGGTGTTTAGTCCAGTAGGCAATGCACCTGTAGTGCTTAAGGTCAATTCTTCTCTGCCATTGCCAATAAATCCATGATTTGATTTGGTAAACACAGCAGGGCTTGCAATAGTAACAGTAAATGTATTACCACTACTGGTTATTGGGTCACCAGGTGTTGTTGGTGTAGGATTGGTTGTAGGGTTTGTGGTGCTGCCATTAATTGGTGCTGCCACTGGTGGCACAAGACCAATAGGCAAACTGCCACTTGGAGTTGGATAGTAAATGGTTGCACCTCTAGGCACATACACAGGCAACACAATGTCCTGCTCACCATAACGTGTATGAGGATAGATTGTGTCTGGATTACGTATACAGCCTAGGTCATAGGTCATGTCATCATTAAGACCCACAGTGATAATGCGCCAAGGTATTGTGGTAAAATTCAACATGTTACTTTGTATGTAAATGTTGTCACCTGGCTCCAATTCCATTGCTTGACTGCTCACAGTCAAACTGGCACTTTCTTGATAACGACTCTTGTTAAACAGCAAACGTGCCATGTCTTTGGCAATGGCATAATTGGTTATGGTAGGAAATGTAACATCCAATTTGTTTTCACGTCCACCATCTTGATTAATGTAGGTCTGTCTTTCTGATTCTGATTCAGGATACACAACCTGTTGTGTACTCCATTTTTGATCTGGATCTACATAAGTGACCACTACTTGATTATATTTGGCACTGCGTTCAATGCCTGTGTATGTAATGTTACCTTGTATGTTATCTTTGTTAAAAGTGGCCACAATGGTAGCAACACCACTGAGTATGTCAGTGTCATTGCCCGCATCTTCAATTTTTAGTTTATATTTGCCCTGTATGTAAGGCATGTAAGCACGAAAACCCATAAGCAGTGTTTTAACATTGCTAAAAATTGTTTGACCTGTATCCAACACATGATTACAAGTCAATATGTTACCAGTAATGCCATTAACATAGGTCACAACTTGATTACATTTTTGTGCGGCTCTTTTAAAACTGGTCCAATCAATGTCATCATTGACTAGGCCCTTGCCATAACGTGGATTACGCAAATAGTCTAATAGTATTTCTGCTGGGTTTGTGCTGTAACGTTCACTGGCACTAGAATAACTGGTGCTACTGGGATCAGCAACTAATAAACTAGCAACTTTGCGTCCTAGTATTGTGGCCTGTATTTGAGGAATATCTCCACCAAATGGATTGTTGTCAGCATCTGCTTGAGTAACAATCTGTTTCCATTCATAACGTGCAAAAACCACCGCTAGTCCATTATAGACCATACTAGTCTTCCAACTTGGAGCGGCACTGCAAATACTTGATGAACCTATAGTACTGTTTGTTGGTGTAGAATAATATGTGCCATTAAAAAATTGTAATTTTACACGACCATTATATTTGCCATTGGTTAAGTCTACTGTGCGACCTGCATTTAAATTGGCAATAACATCATTTGGTAATTGGTTGTCATCTAAAAATAATTCATAAAGCCCTTCAATAGGACCTTCACTGAGCACATAAGCAACCCACATGTATTGATTATTTGTGCTGCCTGTTTCAGCAAAAGTAACTATGCCACCAATTTTTCTAAGACCATAAACAACAGGAATATTATTGTTACCACCTCTGCGTTGTATAAGCACACCCTGTTGTCGTTCTGCTTCTGCAGCACCTGTGGGAACATCTGGTACTCCACCAAGTAGACCCATAAATGGTTGTGCCACAAAATTAATCACACTGGCAGCAACGTTGACCACTGCTTTGACTACACTACCAACGGCTTTGACTACACCTTTAACAACACTGCTAACAGCATTACCAACTGCTTTTACTGCCTTAGACATTAGTTAACTCCTTGCCCATCCACACTCCTGGTTTGAAATCAAAGTGTGCATATAATTTTTGTGTGCGTTCTGGGTTTATGCCAATGTCACCTGCTGTGATTTCGCAGGCTTTGATTGTTCGTGCCCATTCTTCAACTTTGTTTAACAACATGCGAAAGTTGTCCATAGTTCTATGGCTTTCTAACAAGTAAATTAATTCTATGTGTGCATGTAATTTTGTTTTGCTCCAAGGTGCCTTAGTACAGCAACCTGCTACCAACCCTACTGGCCTGCCATTATCATAGGCATTGAACCAAAAATATTCATAGTGACTTGAATATTGTTTTACAGTTTCTAATACAGCATCTTCATCATAGTCTTCATCAGATATGCTGGCTTCATCAGCATAATAACGACACAGTATAACTGTGCTGTCTAATTCTTGTGGTAACATTTTACGCACTATCATTTTGTTGTTCTTCCCCAAAGGAATTCTGTGTTACCCACATAACCTGACTTGTCCATGCTCAAATCATATTGATAACCTTGTAATAACCAGTTGCTCCAGTTATTGGTCATGCGCCCTGCTGTGCGTTCAAAGTCAGCAAACAGTGTTGAACAGTCTATGTTGATTTGACAACTACGTGCAGTTTCTGTAATGGCAATATTATATATTGAACCATCAAACAGCAACACTGGATTATCAATAATGTCCAATGTGTTTAAATTTAAAAATGCTTTGTAAATTTTTACTCTACTGCCTTCTACGTCTTGATCTACAAATTTTGAGATCATACCAGTGCCAAGACCACTTAGGTAAATGGTAAACTTGCCTACTTTAACATCAAAGTCTTCACTGATTTTACTAAAGCCAATAAAGTCACCTTGTGCTGTGTAGGTGTTGCTTGAATAAACTAGGTCAACACCACCAGTGTTAAGACGCATAGTGCCACCACTGCCAGCAGGCAAATAAAGTTCAACCATGTCTACTGCAAAGCAATGATCACGGTAAAATTCGTCTCTTGTGGTTGACGGATAGGTCTTCATTTACCATATTTCCTTCATATCCAAACTCATTGTGGTAATACCACCAACACCAACATCAAACTCTTGTAAATCATCTGCAAGAATAACTGTAAATGGCACTGCATCTAAAGTAAGTGCTGTGCCACTGTTTACTGTGCTGACTGCACTGCCACTAAAATAAAGTGTGGCAGCACCACTGCCATTGCTGGTACAGTCACTGACACACATGTAGACTTTGCTGTGGTTGTTAAATTTAAAAAAGTCACCAGCCTTAAGAACAGTTTTGTTAGCACCAGCACCTGTTATGGCAATGCTTTTGTCACCAATAGCCAATGCGGCTGAGGTAGTAACAGTTCCACTAGGTGGATTTGTGCTTTTGGTATAACTTATTTCTGGTAACACTATGGTAAAACTTAGTTGTGGACCAAAGCACTGTGCAACAAATCCTGTGACTTGACCCGCATCGGTAGGAGTCATATTTGGATGTTTTGCTGTAAATGTATAATAACTTATGCCCATGCCCACACGACGTGTTTTACCACTGTTAGTTTCACTAACAATGCTGGGCGTGTTAATTTTAAAATTAACTGTTTCAAAACTAGGGCTACTTGGGTATTGTCCTAAATCTGCCATAATTACATCCTTTGTCCTCTTTCTAACATAGCATCACTGACTATTTGTTGAATCATGCCACGACGGCTTGTTAGCAATTCATCAAATCCTGCAGTGTCATTTGCAACTATGGTAAAGTTTATATTGGTGTTGCCACCCATTTGGTGATTTGGTGTAATGTTGCCTGTTACACCAGGTGTAAACAATTCTGGTCCTTTTTCACCAACTATATAACTACCAGCACCTGCTACAGCACCACCAACCATCTTACCACTGTATTGTTGTGATTT